AATCCTGCAGCGTACATTCTTGCTTGTTCTTCCATAAATATTCTTGTTAAGAAAGCAGGTCTTAAAAGAACAATAGGTTTAAATAGTTTACTTGTATAAAAATCAAGAACTTTAGTCATAGCATCATCCATTGTTCTATTAGTAGGAATCCAACCAGCAGGTAAATGTTCTGCTTTTGATACTTTATAACCTTTTTTATACCAATCTTTCATAAACTTTTTAAAATTAGTTGCACCTATTTTTGAGACATCCCAAGGTCTTAAATCTGTGTAATCAACTGCATAAAACAATTTTCCATTTACTCTATCAACCATACTTTGATTTAAGAATGGGAATAAGTTATCAGTTAAATCAGATAACAGATGTGCTGATGGAACTTGTATTACAATTTCTTCTACTACTTCACCCATAGTATTTTTAAATCCACCAGGTATTTTAACAGATATTTCTTGAGATTTACTTCCTGGAAAAGGCATATTGTGAGATATTCCACTTTCATCTAATCCATTACTTTTGAAATAAGCTTTTGTTTTTTCATTCCATTCTGTAACCATATCTTCAATATGCTTTGCGATAACATTATGTTGACTAGCTTTCTTTTCAGCTGCAACTGGACTAAGTCCTAATTCCATTAATCTTTCCATTTCTATTTTTTTTGCTCTTCTATAATCATTCTCTAATAAATCCTTAGCAAATTCTAATTTCTTTGAAAAGTCTCCAGTTTCATCAAATTCATACCATTTCTTCATCCATGAATCCATTTCTTTATATGTATATTTATTTTGTTGCATATGTTTAAGTAACTGTCTACTAGCATATACTTTGTTATTTATACGTAATCCACTTTCAGCCATCTCACCAAAAATTTTAAAATACTCTATAGGAGCACCATTTCTATAAGCACTACTAAATCCTAAATATTTAGAAAGAGTTGTATCTGGTGTTTTAAAAGCATTCCCAATAATTCCTAAATAACTATCTGCACTATCTACTAATCCAGGTCTTTTGTTTTGTGGAACTTTTGCCATCTTAACGGGTTCATCTGTATGTCTTAATTTTCTCATAGTATGTACAGTTAATTGTTTAGGTAATCTTGAAACATTGGCTGCTATTCTTCCTGTTCTACCAACCATTCCTCCTAGACTTCTCATTGCAAAATCATCTGATACTCCAGGTAGTGTTCTCATTAATCTGTTTGTACTATAAGAAAAACCTGCAGGTAATCCTGGTATCTTGAAAAATTCATCTTCTAAACCTATTTTTGAACCTTGTAATCCTGTACCCATCATTTCTATGAGTATTCTTCTACCTCCTTCAATACCATCTTCTTTAATTATTTCAGCCATCTTATTCCAGAACTCTGGCTTATCTCCTACTAATTTTTTTAGTCTAGGAATCATAGCTAACTCTGTACCAGTTTTACCTACCATTCCTTTTAATAAAAGAGTTGTCTCAGGAAGATTACCTAATGATTCAGGTGTGTTATTAAATAATTTTTGTATTCTACCATTTAATAAACCTACTTTTCTTAAGGCTTTCTTTTCTAGTTTTAAAGCTGTTTTAATTTGTGAATTTTTAATTGGATTTATATCAAAATATCCACCATCGATATCTATAAAGTTATCACCTTTCATAACAAGTTCATCAATCTCACCTTTACTTAATTTAGGTTTAATTTGTTTCCATCTTGCTAAATCTTTATCAGCCACATTAAGATATTTTCCTTCTTTCATATCACCAACATGTAATAGTTTCAGAGCTTCTTGTGCTTCAAGTACTTCATCTTGTAATTGAAGTGCTTCTGATTTCTTTGAAATATATCTTATACCTGAAGTAGCTTTTGCTACTGCTCTAGCTTGGTCTCCCCTATTCATCAACCTAGCTCCTTTAAATACTTGTCCAAGTTTTAATAATCCACCTGTAGCATATTCTGCTGGTAAAGCTGAAGCAAAATCTAATAATCCAGATGCTACTTTATAAGCTGTTGTACCTTGTTGAAATACTTGTCCAGCTTCATATCTACCCCATGAATATTGAGTTTGTTGGTCATCTTCCATAATCTCTCTTGCTGCATATTCACTGACATTCATATCATTGTAATTTGTTCTTCTATCAGAAAATATTTTTATTTTATTAGAATCTAAACCTTCATCATCTAAACCTGTATAGTATATATTTCCAGCTCCATCTCTTTGTTTAATTGGAGAACCAACTTGTAAATAATATAACTCTTTAGCTTTCTTTTCATTTCCTTTAAATCTTAATAATAATTCTTGATACTTAGGGTCATTTTCAGCTTGTATTGATTCAAAGAAAAACTTTTTACTTCTATCCATATTGACAGCTTGACCACTCATTACTTTTTTAGCTGCTGTCCATATATAATTTTCTCCTGCAAATTTAATAGCTTCTTGTAAAAATTCTATATTCTGTTGGAACTCTTTATCTCCTAAATTTCTACCTAGATTAGGTACCTCAGAAATATTAACTAATGAAGCAATATTGGCTTGTGCTACTTGTGGAGTATATCCTTTTTCTAATAAATCATCATATCTTTGTAAGTCTTGAAAATATCTCCATATACGACCTTGTGCTCTATAAGGAACACCTCCACCTCCGAATTGTAAAATATCTGAAGTTGGTAATGGATTCCATTTATTCCAAGTTTCTCTAATAGCATCTAAAGTCCCAACAACCCATATTGGTACAGACCATCCACCTACTTCTTTTCTTGTTCTTCCACCAGGTGCTAAACCTCCAGATAATATATCCACAACATTTAAGTGCATATTATCTGTACTTACTTCATTTTTATATTTTTCATTTACTTCGTTCCACTTTTCAGATTCTTGAACAATAAAATGTTCTTGAGCAATATCTGCAACTTGCTCTGTTGCTTCAGTTTCTACTGGTATTCTCATATTTGCTAAGGTATTAACCATAGTTTTTGAAAGTATTGGATTAGCAGCAGTATGCTGTATAGCTAAATCTATTATGTCTGGATTTTGTTGATAATACTTTTTAGCTTGTTCAAATAGTGATTTCTCTAATTGGTTAGAATGAAAAAATTCATTCTGTTTTATTATGTCTATCCACATTATTGACTTCTACCACGGATTAATTCTGCTAAGAGAGGGTGTGGATTTACTGAGTACATAGCTGATAATAATATATCAACATCGTTCTCTATATTTCTTACTGGTCCCATTCCATCACCAATAGGAACACCTTCTGTTATTGGTTCACCTGGAATCTCTGTTGGTGCAAAAACATTAGGAGCTTGAGCTGCTTGTCCCATTTGTTGCATAGGTGCATTAGCACCACCTGAATCTCCTAAAGGAGCACCTTGTTGTTGTTGTTGATATGCAGTGCTTTCTCCATACGCCATATCTTGTCCACGCATAATAGGTTGAGCTCCATCAGTTCTCTGACTTAAAGCTCCTGGTCCACTTACTGCATTCTTTCTACTAGGAGTAGGTCTTCTATATCCACCTCTAGAACGGTTCTTCGCCATAACTATCCTCCTCATTTAACATAATGATTATATTCGGTAAAGGTCTTATGATTGTATATCTTGGAAGTATTTCATCTCCATAAGGAACATCACCAAACTCTTGGTGAATGATACTCCAAAATGATTGTTCTATATCTTCCATTACATTCCTCCTAATGCACCAGCTACTGAAGGTGGACCTTGTTGTGGTCCAGCACCCATCTGTTGTTGAGCCATCATTTGTTGTTGCTGTATATATGCTTCTTCTTCAGGTGTCATCTGAGGTTCTTCAGGAGTATAGAATAATTTTAATATCTGTGTCATTTCTTCTGGATATTCATATATAGCTACAGCTGCCATAGTAGCTGCAGGGTCTCCCTGAGCTGACCTAGCAAGAACAGATTCAAATAAAACATTTTCTGCTTTATTCTTTCTAATACGTTCTTGTACTTTAGCTATATTATCAAGACCATCAATATTATCTTGTAAAGTCTCTACGTCTATAACACCTGCTTGTAGTAATTGCAAACCAGTAACAATTTTTTGTGGTTCATCAAATCCAGCCATAACTCCATAGACACGTCTTGTTCTGAAATCTCCACCAATATCTGCTAAAGGAGAATAGTTTTCAGAAAATGCAGTACCTGCATAAAAACCTTGTATTGGTTTTTTTCTTAATTCCTCAAACTGTGCAGATAATAAACTATCAAGCTCTAATCTCTTTTCGTCCATACCTTCAATACCATGTTTAATAATTTCTCTATATTCATTAATCATTAATGACATAGTTCCATTAAGTTCTTGTAGTCCTGCACCAGTAACAAATGAGTTAGGAGATTGAGCATCATCAGTAACTGGATATCCACCAACTAATCTGAGTTGTCTTTCTAATCTATCTATCTGTTGAAATAACTGATAAGGTATATTGTTCTGTGGTTTAGAGACTTGAGTACCAGGAGCAAGATAGTTAATTGCAAATCTACCTCTTCTGTATTGTCCTGATTCAAGTTCTCCTGAAATATTTGTTTCTGTAAAGACAGAGTCTTCCATAGCTATTGCTGACATAATATTAATCTTTGCCATCATAGCCATTAA